GTTGAGTCCGACTTTTTTTATGGAGAAATAACAAACATGTCAAGATCAAAAGCCTTTTTTCTAAACGGCGGTGCAGGCCGTATGCTATGTTCAATCCCTGCACTAGAAAAATACGAAGAAGAATCTGGAGATAAAGATTTTATTATTGTTGCAGAAGGCGGCACTGATATGTTTAAAGGACATCCGTCATTACATAAACGTGCATACGATCCTTGGCATAAAAATTTGTTTGAAAGTGAAATCAAACATCGTCAAGTAGTAAATCCAGAGCCATACCAAGTTTGGGAATATTATAATCAAGAGTGTAATCTGTCACAAGCATTTGATATTATTTTAAACGACAAAGGCGTAAGAGATTTACCAAAACCTTATATAAAACTTAGCAAAGACGAGATACTTGTAGGTAGACAAGTTGTATCAGAAGTTAAGCAAAAACTTAAAAAAGATAAAGTAATGGTTGTTCAACCTTTTGGTAGAGGTGTAGAAATCATTGACGATACACCTATTGACAGCACTGGCAGAAGTTTAGAGTATAGTGACACCAAACGCTTAATGAAAGAATTAGAAAAAGATTACGGCATCATTATGATGAGTGAACTAAAGATGGAACTAAAAGGCGAAGGCTTAAAAAATGAAGTTGCTATGCCTGAAGGTTTGGGACTGCGTCAATGGGCAAGTGTAATTAAAAGCGCCGACCATTTTTTAGGGTGTGACAGTGTCGGGCAACACTTAGCGTATTCTGTAGATACAGATACAACAGTAGTAGTTGGAGCAACATACCCTGTAAACATTTCTTATCCAGGAAAAGAAAATTTAAAAATTATCGATTTAGGCATGAGAGACAGACAATACGATCCAATTCGTATTACCGTTGACGAAACTGTAAATAGAAATAACGAAGGCATAATGGCAATGGATGATGCAATTCGTCATTATGTAATTGGTGTTATTAAACGAGAAATCGATCCAGATGCAGAAGATGAAGAGTAGACTTTTTGCATTAGGCTGTTCATTTACAAACTATGCATGGCCAAGTTGGGCAGATATTCTTGGATTAGAATATGATGTTTATGAAAACTGGGCATATCCTGGACTAGGCAATAGAGCAATAGCAGAACGTGTAGCAAACTTACATGCGCTAGAAACACTTACACCTAATGATACTGTAATAATACAATGGACAAGTCATTTGCGTCATGACTGGCATGCTACCGATCAACGACATGACACTTACAAGGGTGTAGGTTGGAAAACCAGTGGTAGTATTTTCAACTTTATTAATGAAGAAATATTTGACGAAAATTGGGTAAAAACTTTTTTTGATGAACATAGTTATGTTATGCATACACTCAATAACATTTTATTAACAAAACAGTTTTTAGAAAGTTTAGGTGTTAATTATTATATGACAAGTATGGGCTACATCAATAAAATGAATAGTGATTATCCTTCAGAGGATAGCAAAATAGGATGGCATGGTGAAAATAGCACTACTGATGCAGATATTTGGCGAGATATTCCTAGTTTAAAAATATACAAAGATAAGATTTTTGATGATAAATGGCTGTACCCTATAGGCACCTTTGCATGGTCACATAAGGAAGAACCTTATAAATTTATCACACAAAAAGGTGCTAAGACAATTGATAGACATCCTACAATTAACCAACATAGTGATTATGTTGAACAAATTATAAAACCAAAATTAGGTCTAAGCCAGAAAACTAATAGCACAGCACAAAAATGGATAGATAAAGTAAACATCAGTTATGCGAATAGTCATAGCAACTTTACGTATTTCGTTGATAATATAAGCAACCAACTCGGTGGTTGGGGCAACTATTACAGAGGATTTTAATATGAGTAAGAAACCAGTTTGGATTGCAGGTATTGCACGAGGACACAACGCCGGTGTGTGCTTGCTAAAGGACGGTGAAGTAGTGTTTTCTATAGAAGAAGAACGCCTAAGCAGACAAAAATACGACGGCGGTCCGTTTGCTAGTATGGTTAAAATTTTAGAGTACACTGATAAATTAGACTATCTTGTTGTTGCACATACACAACCATTAGGAGAAACTGCTGGCAGAGTAGATTACAGTGGCGATGATGTTTATACAGGGTTAGCACGTAAATTAGGACTGATTGATCAAAAATCAAATAGTTACACCTATGAACATCCTCAAGTAATTGACCTTGCGTTTATGCATCACAAGTTACACAGTGCATGTGCATTTTACCGTTCAGGCTTTGACAGTGCTGTAAGTGTAATTGTGGACGGTGCAGGAACTTTTATTCCTTTATCTATTAACGACGAACAGGTTATGACTTGGGAAACAGAAAGTATTATTGACTGTGAATACCCTGCAAACTTTACTACATTACACAAAACATACGGAACACGTGAACCTATCCAAGGTGCAGTAGTAAACATGGATAGTGGGTTGTTTGGTGAAAATGGAAAAACACACAATGCAGTAGTGCATGATAGAGCAGGTATTGTAAAAGCATATGAAGCGGCAACTATGTTTTGTGGTTGGTCAAGCATTGAAGCAGGTAAAACTATGGGATTATTCCCATATGGAAAACCAAATGATAAATTTCCAAAATTATTTGAAGAAGGCGCAATGTATCCTTTGACAAACAGAAATGTTGTTGTGCCAAATTATCCAAATGGAGCGTTTATTAATGCTGGATTATATGAAGAACTTAATGATCCAGGACAGCAGGGTGAAGATGTTACATTGAAGCAAAGTAGACGGGATATTGCATATGCTGTACAAACTGAAACGCAAGAACAAGTGCTACAACTCATTTTAAAAGCAGTTGAAATGACAGGTAAAAACAAAGTAGTTGTCAGTGGTGGATACGGATTGAACTGTGTTGCAAACTATTACTACTTAGATACATTACGTGAAAAAGGTATTGAATTGTATGTTGAACCTGTATCCAATGATGCAGGCACAGCAATGGGTGCGGCAATGATGTTTTGGTATGGCCTTGAAGATGAGATGGAAAAGCGTCAAACGCAGACTTTATATCTTGGTCCGAAATACGAGTATACACACGAGCAAATTGATGAAATTGTTAACATTGATGGTGTAGAAATGCAAGACGCAGTGCATCAAGATGTTGTAGATTTACTTACAAAGAAAAATATTGTTACTATTTTCCAAGGACAAAGCGAAAATGGACCACGTGCGCTTGGCAACAGAAGTATTCTGTTTGATCCTAGTTTTGAAGATGGAAAAGATTACGTCAATGAAGTCAAACGTAGAGAATATTTTCGCCCATTTGCAGGAAGTATTCTAGCAGAAGATGTACACGAATGGTTTGATTTACGCGGAATGGAAGATAGTCCGCATATGATGTATGCTGTAAATTGCCAACCAGGCATTGAAGAAAAAATTCCTAGTATTATCCATGTAGATGGTACATGTCGTATCCAAACAGTTACACGTGAACAAAATCCTCACTACTATGATTTAATTAAAACATTCAAAGAAACAACAGGATTACCAATTGTGTTTAACACTAGTTTCAATTTAGGCGGTGATCCGCTTGTTGAAAAACTAGAAGATGCTATTTGGACACTGCAAAATAGTGATATTGAATATTTGTACCTTCCAGAATACGGTAAATTAATCACAGTAAAGAACACCTAAGTGTTTTGTCAAACTCCGATAAATATATAAAAGCGAGTTTGATATGTTTGATTTAACAAAATATTTGAAAAAAGGTTTACGTAATACTATCTTACTTGCCAACAATACTCATTTCTCTTATGCAGGACGTTGGCAAGAAGTGTATTCTAATCTAGCCATTGACAAATGGCATATGGGAGATTTTGCAAGTGCTGAATATACAATCACAGTTGAATTAGGACGTGATAAAAAAGAAGTAATCAAGTGCTTGCTAACTGCTTCTCCTAACGAAGCAGAAGTAGTTGTATATGGCAGATCCTCTACAACAACTGATCTTGTAAGTGTTACAGCATCAGTTACAAATAGTTATGTAGAACTAATATTAAACCCTAAAACTGAAAGTGAAAAAGGCGCCAAAGCCTTCTTTGCGGCGACATATTTTAGAAGCCATACGTAATTTACGTGCGGATAAATATATAATATTGGAGATCACGTATGGCAGTTGGCCAAAGACAGTTTGAATCAGAATTTGGTTTTAAAAGCCCTGGCTTTAGTGTTGATGCACTAGGCAACATCACAGCGACATCTATCAATGCCGCAGGAGCAGGTGGAGGCGGATCTGTTGCAGGCGACTATAGCGTAAGTACAACAGACGGAAACTTTAGACTTTCAAGTACAACTATTGTTGTATCTTCTCAAAATAACCCACCAATTACACTACGCAGAGGCACATCATATAGTTTTACACTAGATATAAGTAGCGGAAGTTGGAATATATTTGACGGATCGAATGTACTTTTTAATACAGGTATTCAGCACCAAGCAGATGATGACACAATCTCGTCCGGTGCGGCAGCACAAGGTAAAACAGATGGTACGTTTACATTTGATGTGCCTAATAGCGCACCTGATGTATTGTATTACGGTGATGCAGACTATGATCCAAAAGGGACAATTACAGTTGAAGATCCAGTAGCAGTAGATTTGACGGCGGCTGATTTTACTGCAACAGGCGATACAACCCTTGCTTCTTTAACAGCAACTTCATTAACACTTAACGGCAATGGCGAAGTAACAGGTAATTTTGAAGTTGACGGAACATTAACTGCTACAAGTTTAAACATTGACGGTTTAGGAATAGCAGAAATTAATGCCGGTACAAATATAAGTCTAACAGCAGGTAATGCAATTGAATTTAGAGTAGATGGTGTAGAAAAAGGACGAATAGGAATTGATGGTAGTACTCTTAGGGTAATAGACACTACAATCGATAACACTGTAATCGGAGGTACGGACCCTAGTATAGCAACATTCCAGGAGGCTTCCGTGTTGAGCCAGCCTACAACAAAGAATCAGATAAGTAACAAAGTATATACAGATAACACTGCAACAGCACTTGCAGTAGCACTAGGAATTTAGAATGGCAAAAAAGAAGATAAATCAGTACGTTTTTAAACCGGGCATTGGATGGACTGAAAATGAATATCCTAATGCACATGCGTTACTTAAGGCTAATAAGAATTGGCTAATTGACGAGACTACTGCTTTTATTGCAGGCAGGGTTTCTGGTGCAAGTGATTATCAAACACAATTAGAAGAAACTATTAGGGATGCAGGATATGATATGGTGTTTGAATCAAACATCAATCAACGTCTTCGTGGTTACTTAGAAAACAAAGAAACTGTTAAAACAAAAGGCACCCGCCAAAGAACTTTGGTTAGAGCAAAAGACGTAGCAATATTAAAGACTAACGTAACAGGTGATGCAGAGACAGATTTTGTAGCGGCGATTAACGAAATCAACGACATTAGTACAAACGGTTTAACAGCCGCTCCTGGTCTTGTTTTACCTAACAGCGGAAGTCAAGACACAGGTCGTGCTAACGCAAAAACAAGATTATTTGCAAACAAACAATTTTTATTCGAAGAATTAAAAGCATACCTAAATGTAACATATGTTGGTAATACAATCACAACAGCAACAAGTTTTGAAAATGATATTAAAATGTATATTGATGTCTTAGGACACGATCTATTATATCAAACAAATCATCTCACAAATGTAATTGCCACTGAACTATTCGTAGATACAATTCCTACAAACAGAACAAGTTATGCCGCAGGTTGGACACATTGGGCAGATGTAATTGAAGATGTTCTTTTAGGTACAGCAGTAACAAAAAGTTCAGGTAATACACAAACACAGGTTACAACAGGAACAGATGCAACTGCTGGCGATGCTACTGAAGCAAAAACACTTACAAATAATGTAAAAACTGTTATTGCTAATGGTACAACAGGATCACTTCCTGCAGATATTGCACCCGATGTTACTGGACAGACACAAGTAAGACAAGATGCCCTTACTGATATCCTTGCCTATGTAGCAGATACAGATGCTAACCAAGGTAATGTGAACGCATTCCTTAACTACTCATATAATGCAGACAAGTGTGAGAGAGATGTTAACTATATTTTAACCGCATACTTACATGACTTGCGCTATGGCGGCAATAGTGAGACATACATCATTGCAGGATATTATTGGGACGGTGATGTGGCTACTATTGACGGAACACGTTATCCTGAAACAGACACCCATAGTCATATAAGAACAATAATTAAAAGTTACATCTTAGACAAAGTAACTTATCCGGCAGAACAAACTACAACTACACAAACTGTTACTGGCAATGATGCAGAGGCAGCGGCTGACGCAAGAATTGATGCACTAGTTGACATTACTGTAGATACTATTGCAGACGGACTTGATGCTAGACCAACATTTGTAGATACAGGTGCAGGTTATGTAAAATTCCAAGGCAACTACGATTCAAGTGATATTCTACTAATCACTGATACAGTAGAAAATGCTGTGATTTACAGTTTTAACGATACAAATACAGGTGGATTTGTAGAACAGATTGCCACTACTTTATCAGATGGTAGAGTAATTGACGATGATAGTGATTTCCCACAATATAAACAAACTACTGATGCAGTTACAAAAGTATTTTTTAACAAAAATACAGAAAGTTCTCACAAATCAAATAAATTACAAATATTTGTAGATACAGATGAACTTTTAGTACGCCCATATGAGTTTGGTACTGATGCTATTGAAAGACAACGTACAGCACAGCCTATGTCAATGCTTGACGCTGACTTTGAATATGGACTACAGCCTACAAAGTGGAGTGCGATTAGTACAATGCGTGGCTATCCATCAGTTTACGAAGTACCTGGTACTGAAACTGATGTTATTAGTGTTACAACAGATGCAAGTGCTGGCACTAACGACATTGGTAGTTCTTTAATTACAGTAACAACTGCTGGAGCGCATGGTTTTATATTAGGCGATGCTATAACAATCAAAGGTATGAATCAAAGTGTAACAGGATACAGTAGAGCCGAAGGTGCATTTATTATTATCAATGTACCTAGTGCTATTAGTTTCCAATATTATGCAAAGGCAAAAGTCGGTACTACAGACGGTACAAGAATTGACACACCTATAACACAGTTACGTAAAGCAGGATTTTACACAGGTGCATCAATTGGACAACCTTCCTTTAGCGTAGAAAGTAATGGATCTAGTGGTACAGTTCGTCCTGCACTTTCAGTTCCTGCAGGCGAAGATGTTATTCCGTTTACAGTTACAGTTGGCGGCGCTCCGGAAACTGGTGCTCCGTTAACTGCAAGTGCTGGCATTCCAACTGGCGCACAGGTTACAGGTCGTGTAGGTGACGGTGGTATTGTAGTTACTCCTACAGTAACAGGAGACTTTACAACAGGCGATACAGTAATTAGTATACAGTCTTCAACTGATGTGCAACAAAATCTTGCAGCCGACCGAGGTGACGGACAAGCAATGCTTGTTAACAGTGTAGCAAATAACGAAATTACATTTAGCACTGCACTTACTGACGATTTTAGCGGAAACTATGTTACCTATACACAAGTACAAGGTACTAACGTTGTTAGTTTAGGTTTTGGAGCAACATTTGATGTAAGCAGGTCCGGTGGAAGTTACATACTTGATGCTATTGCTAACAGTGGTCAAGATTACGAAGTAAACGATGTGTTAGAAATTGCCGGTACTGAATTAGGAGGCATATCTCCTGCAAATGATGCAACTATTACTGTAGACAGTGTTGATACAGGCGGTGAAATTTTGTCTGCAAGTATATCTGGTAGTGCATACGATGGTAGTGGAACATTTACTGAATCAGGTACCTATAATCATGGTAACGGTGAAGGCGGAATATTTGATGTAGATTTTACAAATAATGTCTACAGTATTACAGCAGTAAATCCAGTTTATACTAATGTACAAGGAACACAAACAGGGTATGGCGCAGGTAGTGGTGCAATTTGGAATTTCTCTGTACTTGATAATGTTTATACTGTAACAATTGATCCGCAAACCGACGGTGTATCTGGATATGCTGTAAATGATATTATACAAATTAGCGGTAGTGATTTGCAAGGCAGTACGCCTGATAATGACTGTCAAATTAGATTGACAGCAGTAAGTAGTGACGGTGTTCCTACTACTTGGACTTCTGCAGGTACTGGTGCAGATGCAAACAATACATTTACCGGAGTAAGTTATACTACAAGTGGTAGCGGTATTGGCGCACAGTTAAATGTCAATACAAGCGGCACAAGTTATACTGCAACTTTTAGCCAAACAGGTACTGGGTTTGCAGTTAATGATACTATTACTGTAGTTGGTTCTGATATAGGCGGAGTAGATAGTACAAATGATTTAACAATTACAATTAACACCGTTGATACAGGTGGTGAAATTTTAACTTATACCGAATCAGGAACAGCAGTTAATAGTTTCTCAGTTAATAACGTGTCCAATCAAACTAATTTAACAGGTAGTGGTGCAACATTTGATGTAGAAATAAACGGCTTAAACGAATCATATTTGATTACGGTTAATCAGGCAGGCGACAATTATGGTGTAGGACAGGAAATAGACATTGCTGGAGATCAAGTAGGTGGTTCTAGTCCTGATAATGATATTACCTTAACAATTACAGATGTAACTAACGATAGTACACTACTTGCAGGTGGTGTATCAACATATTCTATTAGTGGCACGGCAGTTAAACGTACACGTGATTTTACTGTTGCAGACAGATTATTAATATCTGGTGATACATTTTCAGGTGGCGCAACTCCAACAAATGACTTGCTAATTGAAGTTACTACAGTAGATGTAGATGGCGGCATTACAGCAACAAGCGTAACTGGTACTGCACCAAACGCAAACGTAGATTATACAGCAGTAGCACAAAGTTCTACCAGTGGTTCTGGTACTAATGCTACATTTGATATTAATAGAACAGGTACTACTTATACTGCAACGATTGTAAACGGTGGTGCAAACTATGCACAAAATGATACAATTACTATTAACGGTAGTTTAGTAGGTGGCTCTGATACAACAAACGATGTAACAATTACAGTAAGCACAGTTGACGGCAGCGGTACTATTCAAAGTGTAACAACAGCAGGCACAGCAGTTAATACTGATAGCCAAGATGACGTCACAACACAAAATACAGCAGGTAGTGGAGCAAGTTTCAACATCACAGCCTCTGCAGGTAGTTATAGTGTAGTGGTGCTTACAGCAGGACAAGACTATTATGTAGATCAAACATTCACAGTTCTAGGTAGTGACTTAGCAGGTGTAGATACTACAAATGATGCTACAATTACAATTACTAGTGTTGATAGTACAGGCGGAATAACCGGTGCAAGTGTAAGTGGTACAGCCTCTACTGATGTTGCAAGTTTCTCAGCAGTAGTTGCTAATGCGGCAGGTGCTACAGGTAATGGTGGTAGTTTTGATATTATTAGAGATGGCACCAGTGCTGATAGTAGTGTAGGTATCTACACTGTAACAGTCAATGGCGAAGGCAGTGGATATAATGTTGGTAACAAAATTAGTATTGATGGTGGTAGTTTAGGCGGCACTACTGTTACTAACGACTTAACAATTACGGTTGATAGTGTCGATAGTAACGGTGGTATTATAACAGTATCGCACGAAGGTGATGCTTATGCTGGCGATAGTTTAGACTTATATAGCACATTCACAATGGATAATCAAACAACCGCAACTTTGGCAACAAACTTAGATATTACATTTAGTGCATTGGCAACTCTCCGTATTACATTTACAACAGCACATGGACTAGTTCCTGGTGATACATTTATTACAAGCGTTAACTCAGATGATGCTGATGGTGGTGGATCAAACAATCACGCTCTTGCAAGTGGTAGTTTCTTAGCAACTAGTGTGCCTAGCACAACTACACTAACATTTACAGCAAGAGCGGCAGGTGCAATTGATACAAGTAGTGGTGATATTCTTGGTATTGTATATCCAAGACCGGATTCGTTCTTTACTCATAGACCGTTTGACGGTGGTGTACAACTTGGAACAGGCGGCCCGCAACACGGTGCGCAAGCAATTCGTCAAAGTAAAAAGTACATTCGTTACCAGTCAGGTAAAGGTATTATGTACACAACTGGTGCGCTATTTGCTCCTAGTTACGATTTACGTAGTATTTCATCAGATGGTATTGAAGTTGGATCTACAATCACAGTAGTGACTGACGATAATGATCACGGTTTACAAATTGGTGCGCAAATCCAAATCATCGGCGTTGAGACCAAAGGATACAACGGAACTTATACAGTAAGTGATGTTACAGATGAACGTACATTTGAAATCACAAGCAAAAATAGACTAGGCAACACATCAGCAACATTGAGTTTTGGTGCACAGATGAGCACATTTAAATGGCACGGTGCTACTGTGCGTTCAGGTGTGTTCGATGACCAAAACGGTATCTATTGGGAATATGATGGTACAAACTTGTATGCGTGTTTGCGCACAGCAACAAAACAGATTGCAGGTACTGTAACAGCAACACCTGATACAAATACAATTACAGGTGTTAACACAAGATTTAGGGATCAACTCAAAGCAGGTGACAGGATTGTTGTTAGAGGAATGACACATGTAGTTTCACATGTAACTGATCAGACTACTATGACTGTGACTCCTGACTACAGGGGTGTTAATACTGCAAGCGGTACAAAAGTATGTTTGATTAGCGATACAAAAGTTAAACAAAGTGAATTCAACAGAGATGCACTTGACGGCACAGGACCAAGTGGATACAATTTTATTTACAGTAAGATGCAGATGATTGGTATTGAATATTCATGGTACGGTGCTGGTTTCATTGACTACATGGTACGTGGAGCAAACGGTGAATTTGTTTACGCACACAGAATTAGAAACTCAAACGTAAACACAGAAGCATTTATGCGCTCTGGTAACTTGCCTGTTCGCTACGAAGTTACAAACGAAGGACAAAACACTCGTTTAAAAGGCAATATTGACGACAATGTGACAACTATTCCTGTAGAAAGTGTAAGTTTCTTACCAACATCCGGTACTGTTTATATTGACAACGAACTTATTAGTTATACAGGTACAAACAGTACAACTAACGAACTTACAGGTTGTACAAGAAGTGCTAACCTTACTAACTTCCAAGCAGGTGCATCGCGTACATATACAGCAGGCGATGCAACATCACACAGTGATAGAACAGGTGTTGTGCTTGTTAGTCAAACAACAACTCCGCTAATTAGTCACTGGGGGTCAGCGTTTATTACAGATGGTATGTTTGATGAGGATCGCGGTTATATCTTCTCATACACTGAAAAAGGTATCGAGGTAACAAACATTAGACAAACAGCATTTATGATTAGACTTGCACCAAGTGTAAGTAATGCTATTCCTGGAGACTTAGGAGATAGAGAACTACTTAACAGAGCGCAGTTACTACTTCAAAGTCTTGAAGTAACGTCGGATACATCATCAGATGGTGCGATTGTTGTTGAAGGTATTTTAAATCCACAAAACTATCCATTGAACCCGGCACTTATCCAGTGGCAAGGCTTGAGCACACTTGCACAAGGTGGACAGCCTAGTTTTGCGCAGGTTGCATCTGGTACAGGTATTACATGGTCAACTGGCGCAAGCGTAACAACTGCTAACCTGACAGCACAGTCATCTATTAATGCTGTATTAGACAGTGGCACCTTTAGAACTAGACGTAGCATTTATGTTTCTGTAAGTGCTAATGATTATAGAACTACGTTTGGAAGTGCAGATACTAATCCTGTACTTGGTAAGGCTATTTCAGGCAATAATATACCGTCAGGTACATTTATTCAAGATGCTGTGATTGACGCCACTGGTAACTTTGGTTACTTTATTTTATCACAGCAAACTAGCGGAACAGTTAATGCAGGAGCAAGTAATGCATTTACTATTTCATCACACGGAGATCTAGACAAAGCACCATATGCATATGTGACAAAAGCAAGTTGGGAAGCCAGCGGTGGTACTAATGGTACAGGTATTTCGAGCACAAGTGCTTCACCTACTTGGCCTTCGAACACAGTTATTTCATATGTTAATTTGTTAGATTTTGCTGGTACAGAATACTACGAAATTGGTTTTAGTAACGCAAGTAACGGAACACTTACACAAGGCAGCGGCACAATTACACTAGAGTTTGTGGCAGCCGCATATGGGCAGCCGGGCGAAACAGTGCTTTCATTTATTGCTCAGCCAGGCGAACGTGCTAATATTGACCTTGGAGAATTGAAAGAATTAACAAATACTACACTAGGTGGTAGAGGTACATTCCCGAATGGACCTGACGTGCTTGCAATTAACATTTATAAAACCACAGGTGCGTCAGTAGATGCTAACTTAATTCTAAGATGGGGTGAAGCGCAGGCTTAACGTTCTGCTACAATGTTGTAATTTACAATACAACGTGGTACGTCTGTAGGATAACCGCCTGCATGTAAATGACTTCCGTCAAATAGTACAATGCGTCCTTTCTTTGGCGATACACGTTCTATAACTGGAGGATTCCAATTATTTTCCATAGACGGATCGTCAAAAAACAAAGTATCACCATCGCTGTCGTTGACATAATAAATTAATCCTAAGTGAGGTTCAGGACGATCAGTATGTGGTGCATAATGTTCTAGTTTTGTTTTGTGCGGCACAGTAATAAACAATCTAGCCGCAATAATATCAATTAGATTTACTTCCATACGTTTGCATACTATTTGTGGAATTTTACTAAAATTTCCATACCATGCACTATTAGATGTGCTACTATTAAACACATGTTGAAAACTTATAGGTAATGGATTTTCACCGTCATATGCTGTAGGTTCTACCTTACATGTTAACGGTAACATTGCATTTAAATCTTCATTACCAAAAACTACTATATGCAAATAGTCTTGTATTTCTTGTGGGATCCAATCGTCTTTAACTATTATCATCTAAACTGTCTACAAAAGCGGCCAAATTATCAAACACTTTTGTTGCTTTCTTAATTTTTTGATATGTAAATCTTTTGTTGATTAGTTCTTCTGTTTCTTTACCGTGACCAGTGCGGACTAAAATAGGCCTTGCACCCATTTTCATTGCGGCTTTTAGATCTCGTACTCTATCACCTACATAAAATCCTTTGGCAAATTTTACATGTGGTACTTCTCGCTCGCAACGTTTAAACATACCTGTGTTAGGTTTAGCGTACATATCATTTTTTGCACTACTTGCACTGTAGTACAATCCATCAATACTAGGACATCCTGCTTTTCCTAGTTCTTCAAACATATGCATGTGTACTTTTTCTACATCTTCTTGCGTGTAGATGCCTTTTTCAATGCCGCCTTGATTAGTTATGATAACAATCTTATGCCCAAGTCTGCGTAATTTTACAATAGCATCAAGACTGCCTTCTTCAAATTTCCAATCATCAGTTTTGTAGACATAGTCACCGATATCTACATTAATGACACCGTCTCTATCTAAACCCACAACACATTTAGGAGCAATGTAATCAGGTTTATAAAGATCAATATTTACATCATCACTCCATGTTATTTTCGGACTGCTCATCCTCTACCTCTTTAATTTTTGCTGTAAGATCTGCTTGACTATCGCCTGGAATAATTCTATAATTATCTTCTACACTATCGGGTGTACTTACTTCAGTAATACTGCTATTATCTTCTAATGCTTCTAGTTGATGCGGCTGTAATGGTGGATTATGCCATGTCATTCCTACAGTCAATGTTTGACTGAATAGTGTTGCTGTTTTTGTATCGATCCAACGTACAACAAAACTACCGTTATTAACAAACCATGTCTCATCTTTTTCTCTATGAAAGTGCATACTAAATTTTGCACCTTTCTTTTCAAAGAACAAAATTTTACCTGCATACTTGTCGTTGGTTGCCCAAATAATTTCGTAGCCCCAACCTTTGTCTACTTTACCTTCTAGTCTTTCCATTTTGGAATCTCCAATTGTGTGATATTATCATATCCAAATGTGCCTGATGCAAAAAAGTTCATTGCAAGGCAATATCTATCTTCGTTGCTTTGATTTGGTTCAACACTATGTTCCAGATTACTCGGAAACATAATTAACAAATCTTCTTCAACCTCAAATGGCCATCCGCCTGCACTAACTGGCGTAGGCATGTCTATAGGAATATGTACAGTTTCGCTAAACATATTATCATAATGCTTGCGCTTGTGCATAATAATTCTTCCGCAGTTAGGAGCCGCTTTAAGATAATAAGTTGCACTAATCAAACTATTTGAATGGGCGTGCATAGGTACAATCTCACCTGGCGGCTGTCTATTAACCCAACTGTTAGTTAAAAAGAATTCTGCTTCTCTACTATAACCCAAACAGTCGTGGACAAATTTTTGTACTTCGTTTGTAATACGTTTAACTAATTCAGGATGGTCATTTAATATTTCTAACTTGTCAGCCATTTTGTTAGGGCTAGGTTTTGTAATCACCTCCATGTGGCTCATTAGATCTTGTTTAGTTTTTGGATCTAAAGGAGGCATTTTTACAGTACCAACGGGCACAGGAAACAATTGATGTAATTGGAAATTAGGATCCATTAATCCACTCCTCTGGGGTTGTAAATTTAAAGTCACCTATAGCATTTAACAATCGTGTGTTATCGCTACAAGTGTATTTTTGATAATGTTGTTTTAAATTGTCCGGCATAGGAATAGGTTCAATAGTTGCTTCGTATTTTTCAGCAACTGCTTCTGCAATGCTTTGGAAACTTCTAGGTGTACCTGTACCTATGTTGTAAATACCACTATCGTCAACAGTCATTAGTTTTTCAATAATGGCACATACATCTCCTACATAAACAAAATCACGTAAGTACTGATCACTATCTTCAAAAGGATTCACCTTTCCAGTTTCTAATGCTTGTTGTTTAAATTTGTGGAACACACTCATCTGATCACCTTTGTGTTCTTCGTGTTCGCCGTAAACATTAAAAAGTCTTACACCCTTAACATTGCATTGCCATTGGTCTTGTTCAACCATGTTGATAGTACGGTCAAACAAATACTTACTCCAACTGTATGGACTTTGCGGGAACACAGGACCGTACTCTTTAAACACTCCTGTGTCTCCGTATACACTTGCACTTGAAGCATAGATTAAATTTACACCTTGCATATCGCAAACTTGCAATAGCCTGTGACTCCAATCTAAATTCTGTGCAAGTACTTTTTCCACATCTCTTTCTGTTGTGCTACTGATAGCACCCATGTGTATTACACAATCAAAAGGACTGCAATCAGGAATAACATTTTCTATATAGTCATACTCTGCAACAGTATGTCCTTTGTCTACAAAATAATTTACAAGGTTTTGACCAATAAAACCTTTAGATCCTGTGATTAATAAATTCATTGTATATTCTCTATAATTTTAGTTGTCGAAAAGCCTTCAACTGTATTAACAATATGTACTTTTGCAAGGTCATGTCCTACAACTTCTTCTACTGTGTAGTCTCCGCCCTTCACAATAATATCAGGTTGTATTTCTTTAATTAAATCATAAGGTGTATCATCTGTAAATGTGCGCACTTCGTCCACCCAAGGAAGGCATTCTAATTGCTCCATACGAGTCTGTACGTCATTTATAGGCCTACTAGACCCTTTTAATCTTTGAACACTTGCATCTGTGTTAATGCCTACAATAAGTTTTTTTCCTAAACTTCGTGCTTCTTGTAATAGACTTAAATGTCCTTTATGTAATATATCAAATACACCGTTAGTAAAAACAACGCCTTTAGAAAGATCTTCTTTTTGAATGATATAAACACCTCTGTGCTCCACACTTCTCGCGGCGGCATAACATGCTTTTGAAGCCGCATCAAATATATTACAACCTTCATCTATTAGGTAGGCTAAAACAGCAAGTACAGTATCTCCTGCACCTGTTACATCTGCAACTTCTTGCACAGGTTCTTGATAATGCCGATATGTAAGATCATCACAAAGTACGTGCATACCGTTAGCACCATCTGTAACAACCAAATATTTCCATCCATATTCTTTAAGTTTTACTAGTGCAATTTCTTTACGAAAATCGCCAAACCATTGTCTGTATTCTTTCATGTTTGGTTTGACTAAAAATGCACCTCTGTAATGTTCTGGAGATTGTTTAGGATCAACCAGTACTTTTACTCCTCTACGAACAAGTTGAGGTACAGTGTCTACTTGGACAGTTCCTTTTGCATAGTCACTTACACAAACAATATCACCTTTAACAGCATCATTAATTAAACGCTCAAATGCTTGTGTTCCTATATATTGTTCTTCTCTATCCCAGCGTACAATATGTTGACCGCTTTGGCCTACTAATCTATTTTTTGTTGTAGTAATTTTGCTATCAAGTGTTGCTTGGAAATTTACTTTTTCATATTTTTGAAAACAATCTAAAATACGATAGCCTTCTCTATCTGGTGCAATACTACCATATACATTTATAACACCATTTAGACTTGCAATATTAAGTGCAAGATTTCCTGCTCCTCCTGGAGCCCATTTTTGTTCTTTTTCTTTAAGAACTGGTACAGGTGCTTCTGGGCTTACTCTATCAGCAGTGCCGATAATCCACCTGTCTAACATTATATCGCCGTAGACTCTAATCATAATTTACTATACTACATTTATAATAACAAATCAAGTACTTTTGTTAAAGTTTCCAATTTGTTTTGATTAACTTTACTGTTTAGTGTGTTGCGTAATCCTTGATGCAACGGCTTGGGCCACGCACCTGAATTTACCCATGCATAGCCGTCGTGTTCGTTGTTTAGTTGTGGTATAAATTCTTTTTCAATTGCACAAAGATATGTATGGAAATGGAATTTTTGATCTGTGGATATGAAGGTTTCTAACGGCACTGTCTTAATAATATCGGGCAGTGCTCCTATTTCTTCAGTGATTTCTCTTTTCAGTGTTTCCCAAGGTGTTTCTGTACCTTCACCTGTACCGCCTACAAGTCCCCATGTATTTTTACTACGTCCACTTGTGCGTCTTAGTAGTAAGTAGCGTTTTGTTGATAAACTGTAGAAGAGAGTTCCACTGCAAATAATATTGTCCATAAAAATAATTAGCCGTTGAGGCTAACACGCCATGTACCGTTTGGATACATGCCTTCTACAGCCAATAGCCAATCTTCGCCGTCCCAGCGATATTGAATACCTGTTTTTAGATTTGTGACATATACAACTTGCTTAACTTCATCGTTGTAAACAAGTTTATTTTCACTTGCATCAAATACGATACGCCATCTTGTGCCATCCCATTCGATAATATCATCTTTACTTGCTACAAGGTCAGCATTACTACCTACTCCATCCCATGCTGTAGGACCAAAGTCACCATTATCTTCGTCACCGATATCATTTAACAGCAGTATTCTTGAACCTTGTCCGCGCATGTTATTTGTTAGGGGATTAGTTTTTTGCGGATCAATAATATAATCTATACTTGTCCATTGCGCATTGTGTCTTGCAGGACCGTTTATTATTGTGTTGCTAGGGAATGTGTCAACGTCCCAGTTGATTATTAATTCGGTTTCATCCATAGGGTTCATACTGATTGTACCAGTAATGTCTCTATTTTCATCTAAGCGCCTAATAAAAATTCTACTGATGTCATCTTGGTATTGTCCGGGATATGTATCAATGACTGTGCGCCAGTTTGTTTTACCCACAGAACCTTTGTGTACAAGTTTACCAACTGTTCCTGTAATATAAACGCCTAGGTCATTGTAACTAACATTTGCAGTTTGATCTGTAATATCTGTTTGCGCACTAATATTTTTGCCTTTGTAATCTCCACCTGGCATATTGCTATCATCGTAAGCATTAAGTTCAGGCATACTCATACCTAAGTCAATTGTACCTGTATCTTCGTTAAAAATGCTAGTAATAATATTTGTAATTACACCAAGTCTCTTGACTTTGATCGGTGGTGATACATAGATTGGTGTGCTGAATACAAGTGAAGCAACGTCAATGTCACTATCAATACCTACTGGAATGCTTCTACTACTAAAAGTAACACTTTCCAAATTTACTACACTTAAACTTGTCCAATCAATATAATTGTCTGTGGTTTGTATTTCTAAACTTGGATTGAATAGTGTAAGTATCTGCTCCATAATTTGAAGTTTTTGATCTGTATTACTACTCCAGATATCTACAGTAAATCCAAGTGTATATGGTGTAGGCATCAAACGTTCTACAGTATAGTTTTTACCTTGGAAGTTTAAATATTCTTCACCATCTTCGTCATACGCACGTTCACGGATATTCATCTTACTTACGTAACTACTGTCAGCGGTACGTGTTCTATCCATTTCTAAGTTGCTAATATACACTGCCATACGGGGTGCAGTTGGAATTTTATTTTCACTGTTGTCGCGGATAATGTTTGCAACCTGTCTTGTAAGATCTCCATACATTACAGGAACTTGTTTTAATGTGCCTGATCCATCCTTGACACTAAAATTACTCATAAGTCTAACCATTTGAGTAACATATCTTCTTATTTGGCCGTCATAAAAATGTTGCATTAGTTATCTGCCTTAGGTCTAAGCCCTTTAGATAGGCTTTGTCTTTCTTGAACTTGTTCGCCGCCAATTTCATTTGTACCTGTATTATTAATAAATGTACCTTTTTGAGTGTAGCGTGTATCTGTGTTTGTAAGTGTAACACGCACTCCATCTTGTACCTTAACCCAACGTGTACCGTCATATTTAAACATACGCTTTGGCATAAAATCTGTCCTTAAGAAGTAATCACCGCCTTCTGGCTGTGGTGGGAAACTAATACCCATACCGTATGGAGCACCATTTGGAGCATCTTCAACACCAACTAGATACCCGTCATAACCTGCTCTGTCAGGCTTGTCAGTGATCATATCAACGGTTGTGCCAATGCCACTGGCGTCCATTTCCTCAGAATCAGCAGTTTTGAGTGCGGCAGTGCCGTCATCATTTACAGCAAGTGTATAGTAATGGCTAATGTCATAACCAGCGTTACTTGCGTCTGCTTCTGCTTGATTAATTACTGCTTCATTAATTTGCATTTCTTTCTCATATGTGCTTAACAACTCACGCAGTGTGCTTTCTGAACCTTCTTCTGCTGGTAAATCAAGCACTTCTTTAAATTCTTGACTGTCTACTATTTGCTTTAGTTTTAGTCTGTACAAGTGTGGATACCATGTAGGTGAAAAGCCTTCTGCGGCTCTGTTTACATCTTCTACAACATAGAATCTTTTTAGTGCAACTGCATGATCATTAAGTGCATATTCGTCTTTAAGGTGTGGTAACTCAATTACATCACCTGAAATAATCTTTCTACCAAGTGTTTTTACACTGCTATTAATGTGTATTGTCATAAACAGCGTATCATTGCTTAGAAATAATCCAAACTGACTTAGATCAAAATCTATGTCCTGTACATTATACACTGCTCGCATATTGTAAATGTCTGGATCATATTTCCTATCTCTGTTTTCAAGGAACAACATATCTTGAATGTTTGTTGTTTCAACTGCATCGTAACGTGGCTGATCCGCAGTAGCATCATCCTCATCAGGATTTTCTGGTCCGAGATACTTGTGGACATGGATGTCTGTACCTCCCACTGTAAACATTTCAAGGATCTGCTTGTCTAAGAAGTTGTAGTCCTTGCCTTTTTCTGGTTTATATAAAGATAGTCTTGGCATACACATATTTATGCTACGGATAAATACTATTGGAGAAACTATTCATGGCAAGTTTAGCAACAAAGAAACAAGAGATATACGATTACGTTTACGCTTTACTAGGCGGAGGTATGGTTGATGTCGAACTTGATCCAGTGCATTACGAAACTGCACTGAAAAAGGCATTGTCTAGATTTAGACAGCGTTCTGATAATAGTGTTGAAGAATCATACCTATTCATGAAAACTGTAACTGATCAGAACAAATACACACTTCCAAATGAAGTAATTGAAGTTCGTAAAATTTTCCGTAGATCTATTGGATCACGCTCAGGCGGCGGCGATGGCGGAACACTGTTTGAACCATTTAACATGGCTTACACAAATACATATTTGCTATCTAGTTCTAATATGGGCGGACTTGCTACATACGATTTGTTCTCACAATATCAAGAACTTGTAGGACGTATGTTTGGTTCATTTATTGAATTTACATGGAACACTACAACAAAAGAAATTACACTACTTCAGCGTCCGAGAGCCGACGAAACACTATTGCTTATGGCTTATAACTATCGTCCGGACGAAAATTTACTAGACGATTATCTTGCATCACAATGGATCAAAGATTACACGCTTGCAACTTGTAAGTATATGCTAGGCGAAGCACGTAGTAAATTTGCACAAATTGCCGGACCGCAAGGTGGATCAGCACTAAACGGTGATGCACTGAAAGCAGAAGCACAAGCAGAAATGGAAAAATTAGAAGGCGAAGTAGCAACAGCAGTACCTGGAGGCACAGGTTACGGCTTTCTTATTGGTTGACATCTAGTATATTTTATTGTATATTAACACTATGCAATACAATGTCACACCATTATTCTCAACACCTTTATTGAATACACATATAGGATCTCTCGATCCTATAACACTTGCATGGCTTAAAAACTTAGAGTTTCCTTCAAGTAGCGTAGGAATCTACAAAGGCGAAGAAGATTTGCCTTTAATAGAACGCGGCTTTGACCTACTAAACCAACCTAAATTGCTAGGACTGCAACAACAAATCAAAAAGGCTGTTGATTATTTTGTATATAATGTATGTGATGTAACAAAAGATACAGAGTTTGTGTTAACTACAAGTTGGTTAAACAAAATGAATACAGGTAGTGATATTGCGTTACACAATCATGCAAACGCCCTTGTAAGTGGTGTGTATTATCCAGATGTTGGACCAACGTCAAATCCAATTACATTCAAAAAAAATAGACAGCATCTTAATACATTTCCAGAACATGTGCGTCCTAATACAAACG